GTTACTGATGTTGTGATTCATCGCTTTCTTTCCTCCCTGGACACCGCTCGCGCGTTAACAGTTTGGCTTCTTTATAAGCATAAAGAGCACGACCAGTTGACAGCGATCGAGTGCAACGCAGCGGATTATGTAAATAATCCGTTTCGCTTCCGGCTCGACTACATCGCCTCAAATTTCCTTAGCAAGGCTAAGTTCTTACGAACCAGCTTTAATAAGGTCGAAGTTGCGATGGCAAAGTTCGAAGAATTCGAATCTTTGTGTGCCGAGACAAACACTCGCTTTTTGAATCCGGCCTTAGACCCTTTATACCAGGGGCCTAACGTTTGGTTGCTTAACGCAACGAAGCGTAAAATATCCGCGATTCTCGGTGAGTACTCAGGAGATGAGATTGTAGATGAAGCCAATTGGGGGCCGGGCGTGTCCACTTCGATTCGAGGTGAGCACGTATCGGCAATCAATAAGTTCCACGAAGAACGTGGAATAACACGCGACTTGTACGCCCTAGTAAGTGATTGGTTTCCGATCGCTTACCCCTTGTGGAATGCCAGCTTATCCCGTTCTTACGGAGAGAACTGGCATGCCTTCGAGGTTGGGAACTCTATAGTCACTGTGCCGAAGAACTCGAAGACGGATCGTGTTATAGCTATTGAGCCAGGGATAAATCTCTGGTTTCAAAAGTCTATTGGCACAATGATCCGTCGGCGTCTTCGACGGTCGGGAATTGACTTACAGAAGCAGGAAATTAACCAGCAGTTTGCTCTCAAAGGGTCGCAAGACCAGTCGTTAGCTACTGTTGATTTCTCTTCCGCCTCTGATTCTATCAGTACTGAAGTTGTGCGTGAGCTTTTGCCCGCGCGTTGGTTTCAGCTGCTAGATGCAAGTCGTTCGCGCTTCGGTACATCGAGCTCAGGCCCTCGCAAGTGGAACAAGTTCTCCAGTATGGGGAACGGGTTCACTTTCGAGCTTGAGTCGCTAATTTTCTACGCCGCTGCTGAAGCGGTTAAAGAATACACCGGCTCGTCTGGTGCGATTAGCGTCTATGGGGATGATGTAATTATCCCTACAGCGATGTATGACCTCTTTTCATCGTTTAGTGCTTTCCTTGGATTTCGCGTAAACAAACGGAAGAGTTTCTCTTCTGGCTATTTCCGTGAGTCCTGTGGGAGTCACTATTTCGATGGAGTTGACTGCAAGCCTATTTTCCTAAAGGAGAAAATCCGATATGTGGAAGGCTTTTACAAACTGGCTAACAGTATCAGGTTGCTTGCTCATCGCTGCGGTTCTTATCGCAGCTGTGATAATCGCTTCCTGGACTGTTGGCGCTACCTTTACTTCGGGGTTCCAGAGCCACTTCGGCTCGCGGTCCCACGATGTGCAGGTGACACCGGGTTCATCAGTAATTTTGATGAATCCTGCCCAGTCAGAGCCCGGTACGGTATCGAAGGATACTACTACCGAGCACTAACTTCCATTGGCATTAGCCAAGATTCGGATAACGTAGCAGTTTTACTTGCTAGGTTATGGAATCCGTCAACTCAAGAATATAACAATAGTTATACTCTAAGAGGCCGAAGTAAGCGCTCAGTAACTCGAACGCTTACCCGACAGTGGTACAATCTCGGGGAGTGGTGGTAACCCTCCTTCCCCGTTATAAAACGCTCATGGCGTAACCATGTGGTGTTGACGTAAGTCAACAATGAAGTGAGAATAAGCCTTGCTCACTTCACCTTAAAGA